TGGTTACGGAAATCAAAACGTAATCGCAGGATTCTAATAATAGGGGAGGTAAAACTCCCCTTCACTTTTAAAATAAATAATTGAAATGGCAACATGCACACCAAATAAACGACAAACACTTCTTTCTATGTTATCCCTCTTCTGTATTGAAGCATCGAATATCGCTTTGGCATCAAACGGAGTTAATACAGGTGCTTCTTCTTTTGTTCGCGCATTCATTACCATCAATCTCATTTGCCCCGTCTGACCTTCTGAATCCCTTACATTACCGGTAAAATGTTCTAAAGCCTCATCAAAATAATCTTGTTCTGTTTTCCCTGCGTCATCCTTAGTTGTGCTGTCTAAGTTACCTATTAAAGTAAGTATAGCCGAAGGCATAAACCCGTTTCTTACACTTGCCAAATCAAACTTCTGCAATTCAGCCGAAGTCCTCACGTCCTCAATACCTGCGTAATAATCAGGCACCGGATATATAGGACTATCGGCAGTCCGATGATAAACATATAGGAGTTCACCGTTGTCTTTTATCTTGTCGAACTCTTGTGTGTTAATCGGCTTCTTACCTAAGAACGGAGCAATGATAACTTCCTTCTGAGGTTCGAATCTTGAAGCCGAATAAGTAGGATTGTAAGAAAATGAACCGTCTAATCTTTTGCGAATATCCTGAAAGGGTAAATTCTTTACCTCAAATTGCGAACCCCTTCTTTTAATGTGTAGCGCAAATCCTTTGAAGTAGGACAAGAAACCTGAAACTTCCTGAACTAAATTATCTGCGGTTTGAAATTCATTAACCTGTAAGTTAGAATTATTTTCATCGTTAAACCCATCAGCGCCTATATAAGTCTTGCGTTTCTCACTTGCTTTCTTTGCAATACCCGAATCCAATACCCATTTCAAAAGTTTGTTAGGCAAACGGTTATCGTTACCGTAATCCCAAATACCTTTAATTGTATTCTTCTTTTCGGGAAGATACATATTAGTGTATCTCAATACCTCTAACTTTTGTTTGAAAAATTTATCTGACTTTTTCAAGATGCTTATAATTTTTAGGGACTATCCCCATAATGTCACTAACTCCTTTTCTGTGAAATACTAACGGCTCCCGTAATTTGTAAACTTTATAAGCACTCATAAACATCGCGTAAACACTATCAACGGGTCTATCGTTTCTTTCTAATAATTCAATACACTTGTCATAAAACCTCTGACTAACAATATATCCAAACGCTCCGTAGACCTCATTCGCTTTTACCCATTCGTTATTAAACGGTTCATTCTTTCTTCTTCCGTCAGTTCCATTCAGGAATAACATATCGAAGTCTTGAATTAATTTCAGTTTTGCAAAGAACCCATCAGCAAAATCAACGTCATCCTCAATTATAAACACACATTCTAAACCTTCCTCTTTTGCCTTTTTAATCGCTTTTATGTGCGATTGTTTGCAGGCTCTTTCATTTCCTATTCTTGTCCCGTTACCTTCAATCGCTTCTATCCTTTCGACTTCGATAGCTTCCCTTTTACAGTTTTCACTTGTGGTTTGCCATCTGCTTTTTGATTTGGCGAGGTTGATGCAGTAACAACCTCCGATTCTTTTGGGTCGGGAAACACTTCTACTTTATCCGGTTGCCCCTCAATAGCGTGTGCATATTCAGAACCCAACATCCATTGCGCCCTTTCATCGGTTAAATTTTCATGGTTAACTAATATCCTTTTCCCCTGATGGATAAAGACAAAATTTGAACCGTGATATTCTTTTTTTATTCTGTATGACATACTCAATTCGTATTTTCTTTTTCGTGTTGCATCTCTATATAAACTTTCCCATGCCTTAATTCTGCAATCCGAACACTTCGGTAATTCAAATCCATACACCTCTTTAAACAAAAAGGGAAGCTGTTCCTGCTCACTCGCATTAAACCCCGCTTCCCTCATTCGTAGAACACTTTCTATTTGTTCTTCAGTCATTAAGTTTTTAAGTCAAGCGCGTCAATGTTCTCCTGAACATAAGCAGCGTCACCCGGATTTGAAGCACCTAATTTCAATACTTTTGGCAATTCAGTTTCTTCACCACTTACTGTGATAGTAATAGAGGTATCATCCTGTATCAAAATACCGTTTGCGCCCGTTGCCGATTCTGCCCTAACGCCCTTCTGCCATCCGTAAACTTCAAATATTCCTGATTCAGTTTGAACAAAAGCAACTAAATCATCAGCGGAACACAAAGCATTAATAGCGTTTCTTTCAGTAGCATCGAAGTAATAAAGTTTCATTATCACAGCTTGCTTCCATGTATTTGTATTTTCACCTACCTGAAGTTCCACCGTTGAATTGTGCTTCTTTGTTTTTCCGATGAACTTGTAAAGGTATGCTACCGGAGAAGTTGACATTGTCACCGATGTAATACGGGAAGACGTTTCAGCAAATGTTATTTCATCCAAATTGCCGAAGTAAATTGTTTTGTCAACCCCGCCTACTTTGTCAAGCGCATTGCATGAGGGGTCAAGCCCTGCGGAAATTTTTGTTGTGCATGTTGCCATTTCAATTATTTATTTTAAAAGTGAAGGGGAGTTTTACCTCCCCTATTATTAGAATCCTGCGATTACGTTTTGATTTCCGTAACCATACTCGTAAGTAATCATTGCCGAACCAAGAGCGTAAACATTATTAGTCAACTTCTCATGGAACACATCAGCGTCTGCGAATCCGTTACCATCAATATAAATCAAATGGTTTTTAGGATTTGTCAATACAGTTCTATATGGATTAACAGGTGAACCGGATGAAAGGAAATCAGCTTCCAATCTTTCGCTAACAATATCAGCAACGTAAATCGGAATGCCATCAAATGTATTGGCATCTACTCCATTTATAACTCCATCGCGCTGAATACTTCCGGCTGTATTTTGAGTAGCTACGGTCAAATAGCTTTGATAAAGCTCATAAGTTGCCTCAGTCCATATCCAAACCTTCTGAGCGTTTGGAATGCCTTTTAATTGACGTGTTTGAAGATTCTTAACAGACTTCATAGTTGTATAGAAGTTAGTAGTGTTAAGGGTTGTAGCGGTTAAGGTAATACCCGAATCAGTAGCGTCAACAGTTCCGTCAACAGTAGCGGCACCGGTAGCAAGTTTCTTATATAAACCGTCCATCAAAACATAGTAATCATCAGCAGTAACCGAAGTATCTCCCAAGAAGATAAGAGAAAGCAAATCACGGTTGAAGGCATATTTCTGTTGCGTTACCATGTAGTCCACAATCTCAGGCGAAAGTTCACCCCTGCGTATTCCATCCGGAAGTTTGTCACCGAAAAGTTTCTTCAGCATTACAGTATAGCACTGTTGCACGTTTGCCTGAACTTCGATTTGTGTCAAAGTCTTTTTTGTAAAGGTTGACATCGTTCCTTTGAATGAGGGAGCGCACGCGTCTTTAGTTCCGGTAATCTTATCTACGTTGTTATTGAAATACCATTCGCGCGGCATATTGCCGATAGCAATATCGAAAGGCAGTGCAGTGATTTGCGGGTCTGCTAAAAGTGGTGCGAAATATACATCCCATTGGGTTGTTGCAATCGCGGGAACGGAGGTTATTAAGTTTGCCATGTTTTATTGTTTTTTATGATTTATTTTTTGTTAGCTAAAAGTCTTTGACGGTGAGCCTCGATAGGAGAAATGTTTTCTTTAGGTTCGTCTGCCTTGTTATCAAGTTGAGTAAATTCAGGATTCAATTTGTCGCCTGTAAAAAGTGTATTTTTCAAAGCAGTAAATTCAGTGTTGAATTTTGCAGTTAGTTCAGTTGTTACCTTTTCGGTTACTTCTTTCTCTACCACTTCTTTCGCTTCGTTAACGGCTTGTGTTACCGCTTCGCCTTTTTGCTTTTCAAACTCAGCTACTTTAGCTTCTAGTTCAGCAATCTTTTCATTTGCTATTTCTATTTCAGATTTAGCAGGTGCAGGCTCAACGGGAGCGGGTGCGGGTTCATTGTTTGTAAAAAGCGTTTTCATTTTCGCTTCAAAGCCTTCGAATAAGGCAGTGATTTTTGATTCTATTGTTTGCATAGCATTATTTGGTTTAGATACGTGAGCCGCAAATTTGTAAATAGTTGCAGCCTGAATATTTGTTTTTAAGATGTCAGTTACGAATCCATATTTCAAGGCTTCCTGTGCTGTAAATGTTGTAGATGCTTTCATTTTCTCTGCTATGAAATCAGCAGAAGCCCCAGTAATATTAGAATAGAAATTAATAAACTTATCTCTATTCGCCTTTAGATTATCAAGAACTGATTGTATTTGTTCTGCCTCTAATGGGTCAGAAGATTGCGGTCTCCATGCCGGCTCGTGAATATAGAAATCTGCATTAGGACTCATTTCTATTTTACCGCCAAGCCCCTGCGATTTTGGTGAAAGTGCTATAACAGTAGCTGCGCTGCCGGCAATACCTATTATTTTAGTATTTACTCTTTGTTTAAGTAGTGCGAGTTTATCGTGAATTGTAAATCCGGCATCACTCCACCCACCGCCTGAAGTAATTATTACATATACTTCAGTTTCGGTTTGTGGCATTTGAGCCAAATAATAATCTAATGTTGACACATCAAAATAATCACCTCCGAATAATCCTGGGTCTCCTATAAATCCCGTAATTCTTATCTCGTATGCCATGAACTGTGAATAAATTCTTTTACAAAATTCTACTTAAAATTTGCTAATTTGGTTTTAATTAGCCATATTATAC